AAGCGGTATATTCTGGATTAAACTCAAAGTCTTCAACAAAGAAAAAATTAATAGCAGATGTAATAATCTTCCTAAAATTATCATCTGCTAATAATAAATCAAACTTTGTCATATAAAAAATCGACTCCGTATCAACTTCTTTATCCTTGTGATAAGTTTCAAAATATTCCTCCGGTGTCATTTTCAAATGAGCGATATATAATGAATATGTATAGTATGATATCTCTGCTATTTCAATCAGTTTCGGGGATTTTATAGAACCAACATTTACAAGATCGAGTGGAAGCGGAGATATGCAATCAAAATAATCTAATGTCAATTGTCAACTCTCCTTTACTCTGAAATCAGAAACATCAAAAACAAGTTCTCTGACACAGTAATTTGAATTAGGAAAAACATATCCAACCGAGGTCAAATTTAATTTTCCAATTCCGAATTCTTTACTATCGTGTAAAGCTCTTTCAACCGCATCAGATAAAATATCTATACGTGTGCCAATATAATCTTTTGTATGATATTGCATACACTTTTTATGGGCGCACACCCAAAAGACAATCTGCATTTTTTTTATACTACCATTTGGAATATATGGTATTTTTACTTCAAAACAAGCGTAAGGTAAAACTTCTGTTTGAGTTCCGTCTATATACATATATGGGAATATCTGTGTGTAAATTAGGTCATCTACATTTTCTTCTGTATATTCCTTGTTTATAAGCATTGCTCGGCAAAAATCTTCTGAGCTTAGGATGGTTGAGAGGATCTTATTTTTGTATAATCCAATATCTTTTAACACTGTCTTACTCAAAAAAATCACCTCCTAAAATCCTTCTATAACAGTTATCTCAATTTCTCCGACAACTGCGTTTTCTACAATTACCTGCAACAAAAAAAATGAAGATATACAATCTTCATCCTCTACTAATAGTTTTATTTTATTTTCAACGACTTCCTGTTTAACTTCAAATTCACTTATAACATTCCATGAAAATTCCGGATTGATTGTGTTTCCAGATTTGTCAACAAATGACACAGAGTACGTTCTATTAAATCCAACTTTAAGATTTGTATTTCCAGATATTGTTGCTAATATAGACTGTGTACTGTCTGGATTCTCCGGTTGTACTGGAATATCAGTAGGAGAGCGGTAGTCACATATCCATACCTTTTTTTCATCTCTCAACTCTAAAAGTCTGTCTTTTTCTTTATTAAAGAAATCATAAGATAATGTAATTGTCATAACTCTACCACGATTAAAATAGCTATCGTCATTAAGATAAGCTTTTTTTCCAGATAAACGATATGTGTCAGGTGGATAATTTCCTTCAAAATCAATTACAAATCTCTTTCCTCTTTTAAGCTTTTTGGTATACTCATCAACAGGTATTGTTAAACCATATTGATAATCTCCGATAGTAATATTATTATTTCCAGTTTCACCCATTGAATATTTTGTATAGTCTTCTGAATAGCCCCACCTTTCAACAATACTGCCATCTGAATCTTGCCATCTTAAAAGAAGAGTGCATAAATACATATATCCTCGATTCCATGTTTTATTATCTGGGTCAACAAGTGTAACCAACCATATTTGATCATTCCATTCTACATAATCTCCAATATTGAATTTGTCATTGTGTCTAGTTTTAATTTTTTTCTTATTAACATTTCCGTCAGTATCTTTTATAATCATCATTTGCATAGGCACATTATTTACTAAAACAGTATCGGTATCAAATGTATCATTAAAATGCTTGTTTGCAGAACGATTGACTTTTGTAAGACCTCTTTCTCGATTATTCTTAGTTTTATAAGCGTTTTGTAATTTCATATAATACTCAATATTCATAGTATTCACCCGTTATAACTTGAATAATCTATTGTTTGTTTTAAAGCATTCGTTTTTCTATCTCTGTTTTTATAATCGTCTATTTTAATTTCTATATCGTGTTCTAACTGAGCAATAAAATTACGATAACTTGTTCTTTCATTTGCAGGAGAAAAAACATTTAAATCCGATGGTGTAAAATTTATTTCCATTGCATGAAGCAATGTTTCATCACGTTTCATATAAATTAGAAACATCAATTCAACAATTAAACGAATTTCTTTTGGATGAAGTCTAGTGTTTATTACCTGTAAATTTTCATCGTAATCTGAAAAGTCAACATCTATGTTAGAAAGACAAGAAAGTTCATCAAGAGCTTCACACAAATAATTTATAGATCTCTTTGCTGCAATTTCAACAGCTTCAGTCAAATTTACATTATAATAATCAAAGAAATCTTCGTCTTTTTCAATTCTGTCATAAAACTTATTTAATATAGTTTCAAACTGTGTAATGTCTTTTTGAGGCATTATATTCACCTCCTAACCATTTGTTACTTTTGGAGGTCTACCAGCTTTTTTTCTTGTCGTTGTTTTAGTCGATTCTGTTTTTAGTATTTCATTCTCAGAGATATTTTCTTTGATATTTACTTTGTCCTCCAAACTTGACTTCAAAAGTTCTTCCATTCTAGCAAGTTTTTCTTCCAATTCACGAACTTTAGATTCTTCCTTTACAACATCAGCATCATCAATAATAATATTAGTTTTCGCCTGATTATTGAACAATTCGTTTGTACGTCTTTCGATAATATTTGCAATATCTAATGTTAATTTATAACCTTCATTTTTCAACTTTTGAAACTGACCACGAACTCTGTCAAAATCAGATAACGATTGAATTGATATGATTTTTTGTAATCCAGTTTTTGTAGGATTAATAAGAATTTCACGAATTTCAGATAATTTCAAAACTTTATTCTTGTCAATTCTGAGTACGTCATATAATTCGTCTTCTAAATCTTCTTGGAATTCTAAAGCACCTGTTTTAAAAACATTACTATTGTTTGCATACTTGATTTCATCTAATGAGAGTGGAATGGTAGTAGGAGAGTCGTAGGAAGACTCTTCAAATAATAAACTTTTCCCCGGTGCGATATTTATACATACACAATTCTCGTTGTAATTTAAAACAGAAATATGTTTAATTTCATTTATTGTACTAATAATAATTCCTCCTAATATTAGGAGGATGCGTTCGCACCCTCCTTAACTAACTTTTATTTTTTGTAAATAAAAAAAGACTACTGAAGAGTAACCTTTGCAAAGTTTTCAATATTTGTAAGCATAAATCCGTATGTAAAGTCTTTCAACATAATATGAACTTTTTCATTCTGATTGTTCATATCCTGATATGTATGAACTTCTCCCTTCATATCAAGGTTGCCGATTTTTCCAGCAATCCCATAAATACGTTTATCCGGCAAAAGAAGAGAACCTGTACCGGTTTTCTTAGCACCAGAAATGCCAGCAACTCCGATTCCATCATATGTCTTGACAAGTCCATATCTATTGAATTCGTCCTTCATATTAGAACTAAGATACTCAGCAAATCCCGGCATACGTCTGATTGCCTGTGCATACTTATTAAGAGTGATAATTACATTATCTTCACCTCTGTCATTAAGATAAAGAGACAATCTATCCATAGCTTCAAGTGTAGGGGTAGCACCAGATACTTCAATCAACTGATCTCCACCAGTTACAGCTTTATCAGCCATAGAGAGAGCGTCAAAGAATAAAGCGTTCTGACAAGCTTCTTTCATAAAGGTAGTAATAGTAGCAACGGATTTAAAGCCGTTACGTCTCAAATCAGCATAAGAAATATCAGTCTCAACTTGACGATTCTTCCATGTCGGTTTTACTACACCAATATCAATATAAGAACGGTCTACATTACCACCCTTTGCCGCCTCATGAGCAACCAGTGTATTCTTCGGATCTTTATTAGATTCAACATCATCAAACTCCCCAACGGAATCTCTATCAAAAATCTGATCAAGAAGTTCATCTGGAGCATTATATAGCTCTTCATTTACAGTTCTATTGATAAATTCAGCAATAGAACACTCAGGGTCTTTTCCTGTTTTTCCAATTTCGCGACACCATGCGTCTGAAATCTCAGCAATTTCTTTTTCTTCTGCATTTAATTCTCTTTTATAATTAACTTTTTCAGCGACCTCAAAAAGAACGCCTTCCTTTTCCATAAGGTCTTTAATCTCTGTATTAATAGCCATTCTTATTCTTCCTCCTTATAAAATTAAACTTCTACAGCATCAGACTCTACACGGATCATTACAAGCTTATGTCCATTGTCCATATATACATTTTCAAATACATACTTGGACGGGGCAGTAGCTTTCATCCATTTTCCGTCTGTTCCAACTGCAACTGGTTTTCCTTTCAAATCTGCGATGGAGCCATCCTGAAAATCATTTGCTTTAAACTGATCAGTAGCAAACTTTTCTCCATCTATATATCTCTCTAGTCCTACAAATTCACCTTTTGCTACTTTTACAAAGTCATCGTCATAATCAGACATATTTGTTCTTGCTGCGTTAATACCGCTTGGATATCTTTCTTTTGTTACAACATAAACATTTGCGGATGTTTCAGATGTAGGCAATACGACCTCAGTCTCATTCTTAATTACAACACCCATTCCTGTGATCATTTCCACACCAGCTTTATGCATAGTATCTTTCGGCTGTGCGCCATTTCTTCTCATATCACGAATCATTCTATTTTCCTCCTATTTTCTTGTTAAAAATTTTGTCATAAAGTCACTTGGACTTTCTTCAATTTCATCAAATGTTTCAAGACTAGCTGTCGCGGTTGTAGTCGTAATATCATTACCTTCTCCATCAATCGGTTCGTTATCGAAGGAAGCAATATATCTTTCTGCAATCAATCCGTTAATAGCAGATTTATCTCTTGCTTCAATCAATTCTGCGATTTCGGCTTCCGCAATTTCTTCTTCTGTGAAGAGTCCGCCTTTAAGCATATTTTCTTTAAGCGTCTTTTTCTCTTCTGCAATTTCAGCTTCAATTCGTTCCTGTTCTGCTGTTTTTATTTTTGTCTTATAAGGTTTTAACTCCGCAATTTCTACTTTGAGTTTTCCAATTTTTTCTCCTGCGGAAATAACAGCTTCATTTTTTAATTCGAGTTCTGCCGTAAGTGTTGCAATTTTTTCATCCTTACTAGCAATTTCACTATTTACATCAGAAATAGCAACAGTAAGTTTTACATCTGTCGGATCGGATACTGTCACTTCATCATTTTCAACTTCGTATGTAAATAACTTATAATCCAAAGAAGATTCTACGTCGCCGGGCTTAAACCAAACAGTATGGTCTTCTGGAAACCAATATGAAACATATCCCCATGAGCAATTAACTGCTTTGCGACATTTTTCGTTAATTCGTTTAAACAAATCTGCATCTGTCAAAGAAGCAATTTCTTGATTGTCTTCGACTTCGGCAGTTCTTTTTTCGTCCTTTTGTTTTTTGGGTTTATTTTCACCATCTCTTTTTGATTCAGCCTCTTCGACATTAGAATTTGCAATTACTTCTTTGGTCTTTTCCGCCGTATCTTCGATAGGAGTATCAAGGACTTCTTTTACTTCTTTATTTGCCAAATCTTTATCCTCCTTATTAGTTTCTATTTCTAAATTAGCTTCTGAAATTTCAATATTTGATATATCTTTTTCAATCGCATCCGCTAATTCAGTTTCATAATCTTCAAATTCTGCATATTCTAAAACACCTGCCGATTGAACAGCGGGTGTTTTATTGCTACCTAATAAACAGTTACCGATAAACTCAATAACCTTATAAATTTTAAATCCATCCTTTTTTTCTACTTTAGTTGCAGTTAATTCCCATGAGCTTGCGATCTTCCCTTTTTCCCATAGCTTATCTAAAACTTTAAAATACTCTGGAAAACGGCTGCTCCATAATTTTGCAGAACATAAAATACATTTTTTAGGTTTATCAAATTCGTCTAGTTCACGCTCTTCAACCCATGCATTTAACACGCTACCTATAGGCATTGTTCCAAATCTTTTTTGCTTTCTACCATTTTTTGATTTTACTTCATAGACTTCATGACCACCTAAATCACTTGCTTGACCAAAAATATTTTTTTTGAGTTTTGCAACAATAGGATATCCGATGATTGTTTCAGCATATTTTTCTCCAACATCTTCTGGAATGATCCGTCCATAAGCGTCTGGTTCGTCTAAGATAGAAATTAAAAAAGTTG